GTCACGGTCGGAACCGACCGGCAGCACGAGACCAGCACGGGCGCCGCCGACGATCTGGGTATCCCGTTGCGCGAGCGTTTCTCAGATCGCGGCCGGTCGGCGTCGCGGTTCCGTACCCGCGAGCGCGAGCAATGGCTAGCGCTGCTCGACCTGATCCGCTCGGGCGTCGTGACGCACGTCTTTATCTGGGTGCTCGACCGGATCATCCGTGACGACGCCGACCGCGTGGCGCTGATCGGCGCATGCCGCGAGGGCGGCGCCGTGATCGTGCAATCCGGCTCGGGAACCGTGATCGATCCCGACGACCCGGATTCGGTTTTCCTTGCGACGATTCTCGGCGCCGTGGCCGTGCTCGAAATCGAGAAGATGAGCAAGCGGATTAGGGAGTTCAAAATGGCTCGACGTGAAGCGGGCTTGCCGAGCGGCGGGCGCCGCTGGTTCGGATATCTCGACGGCAACATGAATCCCGACCCGACCGAATCGGCGATCTTTCGCGATCTGGTCGCGCGCTTTCTCGGCGGCGAGGCTCTGCATTCGCTGGCTCGCTGGCTGGTCGATAACGACGTGCCGACCGTGGCGGGCGGAAAGTGGACGGGCCCGAATCTGCGCGCGGTGCTCGGACACCCGCGTTACGCCGGGCTTTTCACGCATCGCGGCGAGGTGACCGGCGACGCGAAATGGGAAGCGCTGATCGACGTGGCGACTCACGAAGCCGTCGCGCATCGGCTTTCCGAGCCCGGCCGGAAGACAAACGCGGCCGGTAACGCCCGGCGCTATCTGCTCTCCGGGCTCGCGCTCTGTGACGCGTGCGGGCTCAAATTGCGCGGGCGCCCGATGTACGCCGCGCACGGCGCCGACTACGGGGAGCGGGCGTACGCGTGCTCGACCGGGCGCCACTGTCACCGATCGGTCGCCGAAGTAGATGCGGTCGTGTCGGCGCTGGTCGTGGAATACCTCGCGACGTACGGCGCCGCCGCGCTCGTGCCCGACGACCAGCGCGACGAGCACGCGGCGCTGAGCGCCGAGCGCGTCACCATGGCAGCCCGGCTCGACTCGCTGGCTGACGCGCTCGCCGATGGCGACCTGACCGCGACGGCGTACGCCCGCGCTACCGGCAAGATCGAGACCCGGCTGGCCGATATCGACACGGCGCTACAGGCGATGAGCGCGGCTCTCGCGCACGCGCCCGCCGTGCTGGACGGCATGACCGGCGAGCACGCCGCGCGGGCATGGGAGAGCGCCGATCTGGGGCGGCGCCGCGCGATCGTCGCGCTGCTGTTCGATCGGGTCGCGCTGGTCGGCGCGTCGTCCAGCCGGGCGCCCTTCCGACCGGAAGACGTGCGGGTGACCTGGCGGGCGTAGCCTCGTGGGTGGCATGCCCTTCCGAACATGCCGAGCCGGGCTCTGTCTCACTTTCTGAGACAGAGCCCGGCGTCTTTCCCGGCGTTCACGGGCGTCGGCGTACGTCGCCCGGGCGCCCGGCGCTCCCCTCGTGCGTCGGTCGCCGTGCCTATGCTGCGGCACGCCGTACAGCGTGCCAAATGCTCGGGCGTGTCGCTCGTGTTTGCCTAGACAGCCGACCGGCTCGCACCCTTGCCGGATGCGAGCCGATCTGACTGCTCAGATTGCCGCCTACGCGCGTCGCAAGGTGCGCGAGGCACCCGAGCCCGACGCCGAGCGGATCGGCGCTCTACGGGCCGTTATTCACCCTCGCGCCCGTCGTCCAGATCAGCCTCCGCCGCGACCGAATCGGCAGCGTTGCGACTAGCGCCCCGCACGTCGTGCGCCCGGAAGCGGTGAGCGCCCAGCGAGGCAGCCCGGGCGAATTGCCGCCCACAGTCCGGGCAGACGTGCGGGCCGGACCCGCGCGGCAAACCCCTTTCCATCCGTAGCGCCGCGACCCGCTTCCCGTGCACCTCTCTCGTGTGACGCCCGAGCGACTGCGCGGTGACGGCGACGTGATCGCACGCCGGGCACTTGAACTCGCCGTGCGCGTTGCTGTCGCGCGACGGGCCGACCCGCGTCGCGCGTGTCTTGCGCGGGCGCTTGCTGCCATCGGTCGGGCGCCCCAGATCGGCGAGACGGTCGAAAATCACGCGGGTTTGCTGCTCGTGCAGGTCGCATAGATCGATCGTGACGGCGTGCCCGAAGCCGGTCAGATCGAACCCGGTAGCGCCGTCCACCTGGCGCCCGCCGTCGTCGGCGCACACGTCACAGATCGTGAGAATCTGCTGCGCCACGATCACGCGACCTGACTAGCGTCCGCGTGCGCGGTGAGGAATCGGCCGATCGCTTCCAAGCGGAATGCGTCCCGGTCGCCGCGCCCCACCTCCACACCTTTCGCGAGGTAGCCGTCTGGGTAGACGTAGCGATTGCTGACGACGTGCCCACGGTCGCTGAGCATCTGCACTCGCACGGTTCGGCACGACGGGCAGCGGAGGCGCCGGTCGTACGCCCGAGCCTCGCTGTCCCATGTGACCGTGAGCGGCTTCCAAACGTGCCCGAGTTCACGGCAATGCAGCACGGAGTTACTTAGTCCCGACACGAAGGTGTCGAGGGTCGGTTTCGCTGTCTTTGGCATTAGCGCCCTTCCTATCCAAGATGTGTTACCGGGGAGTCAGCGCGCCGTGCTCCCTGACGCGCTGCCCAGCACGGTAGCCCGCTCCCTAGGGCGGCGTCGACACCTAGCCCGGCGCGGCGACACGCGGCCGGACCTGGCCCGATGCCACCCGATCGCACCCGATCGCACCCGCTGACCCCTCTTGCGCACGGTCACGCCCGGGGCGGACGATGGCGGTATGCCGCCGATCGGGGCGGCAGCGCGACACGTTTCGACGCCGGGCAGCGAGCAGATAGCGGCTCGCGGGATGAGGCGTCGGGCATTCGGCACGCGGCGCGGTTTCGTGCACCCTAAAACGGCGCCCGGTAAGGGAGGGCACATGCCAATCGAATTCCCCAGCATTAACGACGACGGTAAACCGATCGACGTTACCTATTACACGACGGAGGAAGCGAGCAGGAAACTGCACGTCACCGAAAAGACATTGCGTGAGCGTCTACGGCGCGGCGAGTGGCCGCACTTGCATATCGCTGGCCGTTACTATCTATCGGACGTGCACCTAGCCCGGATTGTCGAGAGGCTCACGGTCGACCCGGACGACGTATCCCGGTTGTGGCGCGAGGAATCCGACGCGCGACGGCTCGGGCTGGTCGGCGACGACGAGAGCGGCGTGTCGTGAGCCGGTTGGTTTTCTCGCCGACCCGGCACACCTATTCACTCGACGGCGAATGGGTGCCGGGCGTCACGTCGATCGTCCGGCGCGTCACGCCAAACGACGGGCTGATTTCCTGGGCTGCCCGAGAGGCAGCGGCATGGGCTGCCATAAACCGCGAGCATTACGACACGCTCGGCGAAGTGCCATGGAGGGAGCAAGCCGCCCGACAGCACATCGTGAAAATGGAAGCGGGCGGCCGCACGGGCAAGCAAGTGCACAGCATCGCTCAGCGGCTTATCCGAGGTGAGCCGGTCGAGCCGGTCGATCCCGATACCGGCGAGCCGTACAGCGACGACGTTTCCCGCATGGGCGAGCGCGTCGCCGAATTCCTTGACCGCTGGGATGTTGACCATAACGCCCTAGTCGAGCGGCCGGTTTTCCATGAGGAATTACGGTACGCCGGAACGCTCGATCTATGCGGCATCCTGCGCGGCGGCGACCGCTGGCTGATCGACTACAAATCGAGCCCGTCCGGCCCGTGGCATGAGGCGTCGCTACAACTCACCGCGTACAGCCGAGCCACGCATATTCAGATCGGGGAGCGCGACCTACTCATGCCGCCCATACAGCGCTGCGCGGTGCTGTGGGTTCGGCCCGACGCGTGGGAACTCATCCCCGTGAAATCCGACGACGACGCGTGGGCGGCGTTCTGCGCCGCGATCCCGCTCGCGAGGTGGCTACGGCAGAAACGAGAGCAAGTGATCGGCGCCGCGCTGCCCGTGCCGGAAAGCGAGCCCGCCGCATGATCGCCACGACGCAAGCCGATATGGCCGAAGTTATGCGCGCGATCGCGTGCTACCGCGACGACCGTCCGCTGAACGCGCAGATTCATCTGGACGGGCTAGGCGACCGGGCGCTACCGGCCGCGCTCGCGCTGCTCTCGGCGGCGCTCGACCAAATCCACGCATACAGCAGGAAGGGCAACCATGCGGACTGACGCGCGACGAATTCGGATCGGCGACTGGCTAGTCCCGTACGACGACGCACCCGGCGAGGTGCTGCTAGAGCGAACGGCCATGGATATCTTGCTCGCGAAGTCTGGCAAGCCGAGCGAATGTATGAATTCGCGGTGCATCATGGCGCAACGCAACGCCCACATTTTCCCGCACCCGGTTTTGCTGGTCTCAACCATTCGTAGCCGCGTCTATATCGTTGACCGTATGGACGACGCCGGTATCCCGGCGCACGCCTACCGTTACCAACTGACTCCGGCCGGTAGTCGCCAGGTCGCCGAGCACGACCGTAACGGCGTCGCCGAGCCCGGCGTGCTGCGGCTCAAGGTGCCTAAGGACCCGAAGGGTTCACCGCAACGCAAGAAGTACGGCGGCGGGTACGCCGACCAGACGACGAAGCATTACGGCGGCGACGAGCGCAAGGTGAGCCCGACGCCTAAGCGCCCCGTCACCGCGTTTTCCTGGGGTGTACGTCACCGCTACGTCGCCGCTGTCGGCGCGCTCGTGGAATCGCACGACGCATGACCCTCGCCGTGGTCGAGCAGCCCGCCGCGCTCGACGTTGCTCACTGGACAGATGTGCTGACGTTCGCGGCTCGGATGGCTGACGCCGTGCACGAAACCGAATTCGTGCCGACCGCGCTGCGCGGGCGCCGGGAAGCCGTCGCGGCCGTGATTATCTACGGAGCAGAGGTGGGCGTTACGCCCATGCAAGCGCTGTCGGGTATTCACATCGTAGACGGGCGCCCGGCGCCGAGCGCTGAACTCATGCGGGCGATGATTCTGCGCGCCGGGCATTCGCTCATGGTGCACGAAATGAGCGGCACCCGGGCTCGGGTATCGGGCTTGCGTCGTGGGCGCCCCGAAGCCGAGCGCGTGCCGGTCGAATGGACCCTGGATATGGCTCGGGCGGCCGGGCTGCTCGGGCGCCAGAATTGGCAGCGCTACCCGCGCGCGATGCTGCTCGCCCGGGCGACCGGCGACCTGGCTCGGCTGCTCTTTGCCGACGTGGTGAAAGGGCTGGGCTACGTCGCCGAAGACACGACCGACGTAGACGCGCTGCCGCTGATCGCCGGGCCCGAGCCCGGCGAGCCCAGAGAGGCGCCCAGGAAGCCACTACAGCGCCGTACGCAGGCGCCCAGCCCGCGCCCGGTCGAGAGTGTCGACCTACCTCCGCGAGAGCCTCAGAGCGCCGATCCGGCGCCCGTCGCGCCCAGCGATGAGCCCGGCATCGGCGAGCCCGCCCCACGTGGGTACGACGACGACGACCAGCCGCTACCCGACGACCTACAGCCGGTCGGCACCGGACGCCCGATCATGCCCGACCTAGAGCCCGAGCAACCCGCCGACGAGCGCCCGGCGCCAGGGATGGCCGAACCCGCGTTCAAAGCGATGCACGCCGGGCTGAGCCGGGAACTAGGCAGCGCCGCGACCAGCGAAGATCGGCACCTACTGCTCGGCGCGATCCTGGGGCGCGAGGTGGAGAGCAGTAAGACGCTCACCCGTGATGAGGGATACCGCGCGCTCTCCGCGCTCGACGCATTCCGAGACGGCGAAGCGGCATGGGAATGGCGCGACGGCGGACACAGCATCATCGTGTTTGACCTGAGAGAGCCGACCCTGTGAGCGGCGACTCTGTGCCGGTCGGCGATTTCGACCTGACGCAATTACGCCGCGTGCGCGCCCTACAGATCGCCTGCGTGCTATTCAGCGGCACGACGTACGACGTACGGGTGAACGTCGCGCGCTGGATAATGACGGGGGTCTGGCATGCCGAATAGCAATCGCCAGAAAGGTGATTACCTAGAACGGCAGACCAGAGCCGCGCTAGAGGCTCACGGGTGGCTGGTCGTGCGCGCGGCGGGCTCGCTGGGCGTCGCCGATCTGGTCGCGCTCCGCTGGGCAAACACGCCGCTACTCGTCTCATGCAAGGTGGGCGGCAAAATCGGGCCCGCCGAGCGCACCGCGCTTATCGACGCCGCCCGCAACTCCGGTAGTCGTCCGCTTATGGCGACCAGAGAAATACGCGGGCACGTCGATATCTACGCCGTCAAGGTCGAGCCCGAAATGGTGCGCGTTGACCGGCTCAAGGTGCCCGCCCGCCCCAAATATGGGAGTCAGGATAATGAGCCATGAGAAACCGGCTTGGCGGGTCGTCTTCCTGTCGTACCCGTGCGAGACGTGCGACGCGAAGCCCGGCGAGGAATGCGAAACGACGGGCGGCAAGGTGTCCCCATATCCGCACGCCGCGCGCACCCGATTCGGCAACAGATGCCCGAAATGCGGCATCGTCATACGGGCCGACAGCGAGCCCGGCACGCTGTGTGACCGTTGCGCGCTGATCCGGGCGCTAGAAACCGAACGGGCGTCGTATTACCGCCGACACGACGACCCGTGAAATGGGCACAACCCTCGCGCGACAAATCGAAATGGCGGGCATGGCTGGGCTGCTATCCGGGCTCAGCCCAGCCGCCATATCGTGCGCGCACATCATCGCTCTGAACGCCCACGACACGGGCACGAAGACGATCCCAGCCCGCATCTACTTCCGAGGTTGGGAGCACCTAGCCCGCGCCGCGCTGGGGCGCGCGACGTACGACGATGCGGCAGAACGCGCCGTGGCGCGGGCGCTGACTGAGTTGATCGACGCCGGGCTGATCAAGCCCATAGGGCGACGCTCGGGGCGCCGTACCGGGCTGGCTATGTATGAAGTAATTCCGCCGATCTGAGCAGGGATAACGCACCCGCTCGACCTGACGTATATGTCAGGTCCGACCTGACGTATATGTCAGGTCGGGACCTGACACCCGTGTCAGGTCCCTATAGAGACTGCCATGAGTACTGCCAGGTACGACAACCCCTCTCACCCGTCGCTATTACGTTGCTGGTCCGCGCGCGCGAGGTTGCTAACGGCGAGGGATATCACGATGATGTGCAGATCGCCGGAAAGCCCTATCGTTCGCATCGTCACGTTGGGGGTCGAGAACTCAGCCCGACCGCGTGGCAAGAGTTGCGCGCCCGATGGCAAGCCCGCCTGCCCCTGCCCTGCCCACGATGCGGGCTACCCGTGCAGCCCTATGACCGCTGGGACCTAGACCACGTCGGCATCCCGTCCGCGCTGCGCAACGGGCGCGACGATGAGGTGCGCCCCGCCCATGCTGCCTGTAATCAGAAAGCCGGAGGCGAATTAAACGGGCTGATAAACGAGGCCGGTCGCAGCGCATTACGCAGCGCATTAGATAAGACGGCCGGCGAGGGTAATTCGGAATTCGCCGATATCGATTATGGAAATACCCCGCAAGCGCCGGTTTTTTCTGACGCCACGGTCGCATTCAGAGGCTCCGCCTGGGAAAGTCTCTCTGACCGGAATTCGGAAGAATTCGAGCCCGATCCGATTACGCCCGACAATTCCGCGGCGATATGGGACCAATTGCCATGGTTATCCGAATTACGGGATATCCCGGGCGACGCGGTATGGCCTAGGCTTATGACGGGCCCTAATCCGAGCGCGGTCGGCACGTATGGGCCCGATATCGTGGAGTTTGCCGCGAATCGGGGCATTCATATGCGTTGGTGGCAGCGGCTGGTGCTTTATCGGCTCGCCGAGCACGACGATAACGGCGATCTGGTCTGGATCGACGCGTTTATCTCGACGGCGCGTCAGGTCGGGAAGTCTTTTGCGCTGCGCGAATTAGCTTTATGGCGCGTTAATAGCGGTAATACATTCGACGCCGAGCAATTGGTATTGCATACCGGCAAAGACTTAGCGAGTTGCCGCGAGATTATGCGCCGGGCGCGACCGTGGGCCCGTGATATGCCGGGTTGGTACGCCCGCGAGGGCAACGGCAACGAGGAAATCGGCTACGGCGACGGCTCACGCTGGCTGATCAGGGCGAGCACGGGCGTCTATTCGTACTCAGCCACGCTCGGCATCGTTGACGAGGCGTGGGGAGTGCCGCCCGGCGTCGTAGATGAGGGAATCGAGCCGACCATTGCCGAAGCCCGGTCGGGGCAACTCGTCCTATTCTCGACCGCGCACCGGCTGTGTACGCCGCTCGTGCCGCCGCGCCGCGCTGGGCTGCTCAACGCCATGGCGGCGGGCGAGGTGGGCGCCAGCCTCATGCTCGAATGGTCGGCGCCGCGCGGCTCGGAGATGCAAGATCGCGACGCGTGGCGGCTCGCCTCACCTCACTGGACGCCCGCCCGAGCCCGGCTGCTCGAAAGCAAGTTACGGCGCGCCCAGAGCGGGGAACTCGCCGACCCGGACGAGCACGACGACCCGCTAGAGGCGTTCAAATCGCAGTGGCTCAACATCTGGCCGAGCCGTCGTGTCGTGGCGAGCAACGAAGCCCGGCCGCTGGTCGACCGGGACACCTGGGCTGACCTGGCTGACCTGTACGCCGCCGCACCGGACGGCGTGCCGCTCGTGCTCGCCGTGAATGACTATCTCGGGTTGCGGGCGGCGGCGGCGGCGTGCACCCAATTGCCGGACGGTCGGCTTTTGGTTTGGGGCGGCGTGTTCGACTCGCCGGGCGACGCCTACGCATGGTGCGCGTTCACGATCGGGCGCCGCGACTATTGCCGGGTGCTGGTCGGCCGGTCGCTGTCGGTCACCGATGCGCGAGCCTCGCTGCCCGAATCGACCACGGTCGAGAAAGTGCCGCCCGGGTTCGCCAATATCGCGCTGCCGTTATCGCGGTCGCTCATCCGCGCTGGGCGGGTCGTGCATTCGGGTGATGAGGCGCTCGCCACACAAATCACGGGCGTCGGGCTCGTGCCGACAATCGCGGGCGGGCTCTCCCAAGCGCATCGCGGTATCCGCGCCGATCTGCTGCATTCGGCGACCTGGGCTATTGCCGAGCGTGCCGAGCCGGTCGAGCAGCCGCTACCATTCGCCGTGTATTGACCCGAAGGTTTCCTGTGACCATTACCCGCGCCACGCGTACCGATGTGAACCAGCGACGCCGGAAACTCGCCGGGCTCACCTATGCCCAGACGCGCGGGCTCTCGGCGCCGAGCGAATGGGCTTTCTTGACCGGGGCGCCGTACCCCGATGGCCCGGCGCCCGCGACCGAAACCGAAGCGCTGGGAATTCCGCCGTTCGGGCGCGGCGTCGCGCTGCTCGCGAACGCGGTCGCCGGAACCGAATGGCGCGCGATGCGCTGGGATGCGGACGCGGGCGTGGCGCTGCGTGTCGCCGACCAGCCGAGCGTTCTGACCGATCCCGACCCGACGACGACGCCCTGGCATTACCGCTGGGCAGCAACCGAAGATTTGATCTTGTACGGCAACCATTTCGCGCTGTACGGCGACCTGGATTACCGCACGCTCCGGCCCGGCTGGCTCGTGCCGTTACCGGCCGACGACGTGTGGGTGATTACCGATCCCGAAGGTGGCTACGCGTTCACGGTCGCCGGGACGATGCTCGGGCCGGACGAATTGCTGCACGTCTCGGCGGGCGCCCGGTCGGGCTATGTGCTGGGGCGCGGAATCCTCGCGCAGTATGCCGATTGGCTCGGCGGCGCGCTCGCGGCCGAATCTCATGCGGGCGCCTATTTCGCGGGCGCCGCGCTGCCGCCCGCCGTTCTTCAAAGCCCGACCGTGCTGACCGAAGATCAGGCGAAAGAACTCAAAGCGAAGTGGCGCACCATGACCAGCACGCGCGAGCCGGTCGTGCTGCCCCAGGGTTACGTACTCTCGCCGATCGTCAGCAACGCCGAGCAGGCTCAACTAGTCGAGTCGCGAACGTGGAATGCGCAAGCCGTGGCGATGATGCTGGGAATCCCGTCGTACAAACTCGGGCTCTCCGGGGCGAGCATGACATATCAAAATATCGAGAGCGCCGATATCGAATTCGTCCGCGATTCGGTCGACCGCTACGCCCGGCCGCTGTCGGATGCGTTCGCGAAATGGCTCATGCCGCGCGGCACGTCGGTCGCGTGGGACTACGCCGGGCGCATGCGCGCCGACGCCCAGCAAACCGCGACCGTGCTTCAAACGCTGGTCGGCGCGGGCGTGCTCACGAAGGACGAAGCCCGGGCGATGATCGGGCGCCCGCCGCTGCCCGAGCCCGAGCCCCAGCCCGCGCCGGTCGCGCCGCCCGACGAGCCCGCGACCGGCGCGCCCGATCACCTGACGCCTAGCGAGGTGCCGCAATGACCGAATTGATTATCGACCGGAGCGCCGCGCCGCTAGAGCCGGTCGGCGACGGGTGGACGGTCGACGGGCTCGCGGTTCCCTACGACGTGCCGCAAGAGGTCAGCGACGACGGGAAGACGACCTATTGGGAAGCGTTCGCGCACGGCGCCTATTCGCGCGACGCCGCTAAGGGCGGGCTGTGGGTGAATCTCATGGTCGGGCATTCCGGCGATGAGGGCGACCGCTACCTAGGGCGCTGCATCGGGCTACGCGAGGAACGTGCCGGGCTCATGTGCTCATTCCGCATTAACCGATCGCACCCGCAAGCCGAAGCGGCGCGATCCGGTGAACTCACCGGCTGGTCGGTATCCACGCGGGTCTATCGCTCGCGGGTCGGCGTGGACTATGCCGGGCGGAAAGTGACCGTGCGCGAGTTGTGCGGGCTCTCGCACGTCGCCGCGACGCCGGTCCCGCAATACGCCGGGGCGGGCGTCATGGTGGCCCGTGACCATGAGGTGATTACCGCGCCGCCGACGACGCCGCGCCGCGATGAATTGCGCGCCTACCTTGACGGGCTCGCACGCCCGGGCGTCTAATCGATCCCGAGAACCGATACCCGGCGCCACCGACGAGCCGACACCCGGGCGAAATAACCCGACACCCGGCCGACAGCGTGAGCCAAGCCGATACCCGGTCACCGAATATCCGTGACTTTCAAAGGGTGTCCCTGCCATGGGTGCATATCTCGACAGGCTCAATCAGCAGTACGACGAAATTCGCGAGGGTATCGAAACGCTCGTGAACCGCGCCGCCGACGAAAAGCGCGACGTGACCGACGACGAGCAAACCCAGGTCGACCGCGACCGCGCGCGGCTGGACGAACTCACCAAGGCGATCGAGCACTATTCGGGGATCGAAAGCCAAGCGGGCAAGGTCGCCGAACTCCGGCGCGCTGTCCCCGTCACGCCGAGCACGGCGCGCACCGGCACGCCCGAGCCCGAGGAATACGACATTCTTCGCGAGTTCCCGACCGTCGCCGATTGGGCGATCACCGTGCATCGCGCCATGGTGCACCGCGACCCGCAAGCCCGCGAGGCGCTAGAGCGTGCGACCGCGCACCAGAAACTCGCCGACAACCCGGGGATCGTGCCCCGCCCCGTGCTCGGGCCCGTGCTGAATCTCATTGACGCGTCGCGCCCGTTTATCAACTCGATC